AGGTATTTGTAAAACCATTAATACGTCTATAGCCACCTGTTACAGCAGCTTCATAGTTAACCATCTTAATTGCACTTCCTGGAGATTGCTCTCCCTGTGCTAGTACATCACGGCTTGTGTCTAAGCCACCTGTACAAAAGATTTTGTGTACTGATAATTGATCAGCCATTAGTGCGTTGCCTTGTTCTTACAATGTAAGCACTTCGCATGTTTAACTTATCATCCATTAGTACGTTACGCATTGCTTTAATTCCATCTTCAAAAGAAGCTTGGTGCATCTGTGCACTCTGTGCATTAGATCGGAACTGCATCATATACATCATGGCACCATCAATGACTACGTGCGAGAATCTGTCAGGTATAATACTTACATCATTAAACAGTGTAAGTGAATTAGGTACTTTCCAGTAAGTAAACTCTACTTCATATGCTGCGTTAGGAACTGGAGTCACGCCAAAGGCAGACCCGTATGTTTGGAATACTTGTGAAGGAACATTCAAACCTGCAGAAGTGGCATTGTCGTCCGATGATCTGCGAGACATTGTATATTCTTCATAAGATAAAGAATTAAGAACTTGTGGACTGTTATTTTTAGCCGCTAACTTCTTAACGTAAAAGGTTCCCCAGTCAGCACTTGAATAGTCTGAAGGGAAGTTATATGTAGTAACGCCAATAGTAAGCGTTTGAACTGTTGTTGTTTTAATGAAAGGCCATTCTTGACCGTCTTGTAGTATGCGTCTAATGCTACTATTGATAGCATCTTTAGCAAGAGCTTGTACGTTTCTTAGAGTATCAAAGCCATCACCAGCAGCATCAATCTGAACTTCATTGAGTCTTCGTAGGACTTCATTTGCAAGTGTGACATATGTTGCCATGATTTCTACTCTTTACATAATAAAAGAAAGGGGGCAGATTGCCCACCCCCTCGGTGATAACGCTTAGGCTACGTTATATTTTGCAGTGATGATTGCTTCAGGACGTAGGATCTTGCGACCATACAGATGCATACCACGTACAATATCAGCAAAGCTATCTGGATCACGGTAAGTCTCAGTCTTGTTGATCTGCTGAGCAGTAGCAACACTAGAGTCATGACCTGCAACAATAACACCATAGTTGGTGTTTTGGTTGGCTGAGCCAGAAGTAGCTGAACCTGTACCTACCTTAGGCAAGTTGTTAGAAACATATACACGGAAACCATGCAAGTTGTCCAACATCAAACCATTACGTAGACCACCAGACTGTCCCCAGTCCATGTTCAATAGACGAGAATCTTCGTCAGCTAGGATTTCTTGGAATACAGAATCCACAACCAACCAACGACCTTGCTTATCAACATTGTTCTGATCCATCAAACGAGCCATACGAGCTACCATTTGCAACGGAGTTGCAGTAGCAGTAGCAACAGCAGTTGCGCCAGCCATACGAGCAGCTAGAGGGATAGAGTGATCTGCAGCACTAGAAGTAGTGATGTTACTAAAGCTACTCTTAATGAGCTTGTTAGCTGTAAGTAATTCATCTGATCCAGCAGCGGCATTAGACTTAGTACCAGATACTACGTTGTTAACTGCACCAGCGTTAGCATGTAAAGCAGATTGCTTGTAACCAGACAAGTAGCCCAAGATCTCTTGGTCATACTGGTCAGCTAAGCGGAAGGCTGCACGATTACTAGCCATACTTAGCCAGTTAATGTGAGTCTGTTGCTCTTCAATGTCGTCTAACTTAAATGCAAAGTAGTTTGACTTATCTACAGTTAAGGTGTAATCAACGTCAGTTAAATCCTGAGTAGAAATAGCAGTACCACGGGTGTATGCTAGGACACTAATTTCAGGCTCTTTGATAATACGTACAGAATCACCAGCGTTGGCAATCTCACCAAAGTAATCACTGTTAGTGATCGCTTCGCAGACTGCTGACTTACGAAATTCCATCTGTACTTGTTTGCTATAAATTACAGGCGAGAAATTGCCTGAGTTTAAGTTGGTATAACCACTCGCTTTTGCAAAAGCCATGATATATACTCCTATATAAATTAGTATGGAGCTATTACAACATCATAGGGGCTGTCATTAAAGGGTGCAGAATATTAAGGTTGATCGACCTTTATAACACTGGGCCTTGGCTGAGCAGGTTAGTCTATTTACTATTGTGATTGCTTATATGTTATACACGAATTTGCAGAACATATTGTGTTACTCGGTGTAGGGTAGCCAAATGGAGCCTACTCTTCAGTAACGTACTAGTGTAACCAGAAGATCAATCTAGTTACACCAGAGGTTTAAAATACAGTTATACTGATTTTTAGTTAAATGTCAAGCTTTATTTAAACTTTATTTAAACTTAACGTGCTTTACCAGATACATCATATACAAAGTTACCACTACGCATTGCCTTTGCAATAGCATCTTGGTGTTCTTCATACTCTGCAATAGTCATAGCAGCTACATCAGATTCCACATACTGCTGCTCACCAGAGCCTTCAGTAGGTGTTGTGCTACCTGAAGTGCTAACATCTTGTGCTGCACTACGACTATCACCTTTCTTACCTTTCTTCTTCTTGCTAATACCTGCATCTAACTTGTACAGGTCAATAGCCCTAGCAGCACTAGTTGCGTCAGCTTCATTGTGATACAACGAATCTTGAACCCACTTAGGCTGTGTATCCACCCAATCATGGAAGGCATCTTCTTCACGAATCTGCTCAAAGTCTGGATGAATTTGTAATAGCTTAGCTTCTGCTTTACCTTTGTTTGCACTGAGTTGTAGATCATCAATCTCTTGCATACGATTAGATAAAGTTTCGTTCTGATCCTTTGCAGCCTTCAATGCCATTGTCTGCATGATGTTAGCTACCTGAGGATACTTATCTGCCCAGTCTGCTATCTCTTCTTCGGTGCTAGGTAATTCCATATCACCTGTTGATGTAGACTTAAGCTCACCTTTTAAGGCTTTAATCTGCTCTTCAAAGTCACTCTTCTGTTCTTGTTGATGCCTACGTAAGTCCCCGTACCGCTTCTTGAAGGATCGCTCCTCCGCTGTATCAGGGGTTTCACCATCTTCCTTTTCTTCAGGAGACATTTTAGTCTGTGCTTTTAACTCGGCTAACTCAGCCTCGTCATCATCCATACGTTGTTGCTTAGTGTTAACTCGCATGAATCCTTTTACTTCTTGTTTCTTTGTTGCTTGCATTGCTTCCATGATTTACTCTCTTGTTGGGGCTAACAGTGGGAAAGGCATAAAGTATGCCTCCCGATCTTAGGTAGCCAATAAAGGGTATTAAGTGCGTTTCATTGCCAAAGCTCCCTTTTTAGCTTGTGCTTTCTGTTTTGCTATCTTCTTAGATGCTAGTCCTGCTGTAGGATCTTTACGCATCTTCTTAACTGCTGGCTTCATCTTTGAGGCTAGGCCACCATAAGCGTAGTCTTCCCTGCCACTATTTTGTTGAGGATTATTAGAAGCATCCGCTTGTCTTCCCTTACGCCCTGAGCCACGATTACTCCTAGCCGTACTACCTTTTTCTGGTGCTGCAGAAGAACTCCATGCATCACCATTACCACCACTATTCGCAGGTTTCTGATTCTGAGTTGGTCTGCCACCCTCTGTAACTTTGGCTTTTGCTGCTTTATCTTCTGCTAATTTTTTTGCCGCAGCTACAACTTCAGGTGTCTGTTTATCTCTCCGATCCTGACCCAATTTTCTAACTGTTTTCTGAGATTTCCTAAGTGCTATAGTACGTTCTGCTTGATCTGCAAGGTCTTTTTCTCTGGCTGCTTTATTTACAGCTTTAATTTGTTCTGGAGTAAGGTCATTACCATAGGCACCCTTTCCTGTTTCCATAGCTATACGTAGTTGCTCGGCTGCTATTTCTGCGGAGGAAGCACTTCCATTTTTCTCGTCATAGAAATTTTCTCTCCAGTACTTTTGATCATACTTTTCTGGTTTAACGGCAGAGGGTTGAATACCTTCATCCCCTGTGCGACCCGACCCTTGACCAATGCCAGACAGTACGAACTCTTTAGCAGCAGCTAATACTTCCGTACTGTTTACTCCCAACTCTCCTACTTTAGCTGCTGTAAGAAGGCCTGGAATACCTTTAATTAATGCACTGCCAATAACCGTAGCCATTTTCTTAAAATCAACAGGCTTGTCAGAGTAAGTGCTGGTATCACTTTTATTAAATGCTAGACCCTTTCTATGATTTATAGCTTGAGAAGTTTGTACTGCCGCAAGCATACGATCTACGGGTGCCATACCTTTTGTCATAATGCCATCTAAAAAGCCAGGCTCTTTCATCCGATCTTCATAGATTGATTGCTCTTGAATAGTCATCTGACCCCATATGTCATCTATGTCTTCCTGTGTCATGTTTGACTTAGCCTGTGACCTTAGGTTATTTAAGCGATCACGCCCTAGCCTCTGTGAGGATGCAATCTCTCTTTCCTGACGTTCCCTGCCACCATTCTGTGCAAAGTCTACAGCTTCTTGATTGTTAGTTGTGCTAGGTCTGTAAGCAGCCTCTAACTCTGAGGATGGATCTTCATTAGGATCGGTAGGAACACTGTCTGACGCTACTAGCGTATAACCTTCTGGCGCATCATAAGCTGGCTTACCATCTATAACAGGGATATAAATCTTATGCCCGTCTTCATTAATGTAGGTCATTGTCTCTGTAGTAGGCACAGTTCCAAAGTTTCTGCCCATAAGATCTGAGTAGTCGGAGCCTTCAAAGCTATCAGAATTAGTTGGCCCACTGTACTCCCAACTACCATCATCACGTTGTACAAAGCCACCCTTGTCAAACTGGGGAACCTCATCTTCCATGCCATCAATCATGCCATCAACGTCAACGTAATCCATCTCTGTCATCTCAGGTGCCATCTCCTGCGGAGCAGGTGAACCACCCATCTGACCTTCAGCTTCCATATCCGCAAGGCCAGCCTTAGCAGAATCTCGCATCTTCATAAGTTTATCTAAGCCAATGAAACGTACAACGTCAGCAGGTACTACAAACTCACCCTCACTAAGTTGTGCTGGAATGTCATCCCGTACTTCTTCAGCAAGAGAACCCGTAGGAACTTCATTGCCTGATATTGGATCTACACTCGCACCATCATCTAAGAAACCGCCTTCTGCGTAACCACTGCGATACTTAATTTTCATTGTTAACTCTCTCTCGTAAATACTTTAAAGATCTTAAGGTTTGAATTGCACCTTGAGCTTGGAACAGTTCCTTTGTGTCGGTAGTCTGTTCCATCTTACGGTGCTGTTGTTCAATTAAATAATCCATATAATCTATAAACGATAACCATGTGGGCTTATCATTACATAGGGGCTTCAGTAAGTGCAGGTTCATTGCCACTAAATCCTTGTTCATCAGGAGTTGGTACTTGACCCATTCCTATGTTTCCGTTACCTGCTCCCGTAGGATCAGATGGTTGTGGTGCGCCCTCTGCAGGGCCAGCCTGTGCTTGTGCTTCAGCTTGTTGCTTCTGCATAATCATAGCTTGCTCTTGCGCTTCTTCAATGTTGTTAGTCACCTTATCAGGATCTAGCTCCATCGACTTAGCAATCTCACGGATGATGTATTGAGACTTCATCCAAGGTGCTAAGGCAGGGTTTGCTCCTACTTGTAAGAACTGTAGTAGTCGTTGACTACGCACCTCGTTAGCCATAAGTGACTCAGTACCACGGGCCTTAACTTCTAGGTCACCACGGATGCTTTCATCAAAGTCAAACTGCATGTTGAAATGAAAGAAGCTCTTGCCCATTGGCCCTAGAAGGTAATCATCAATGTTCTTAATAACAGTCTTAATACCACCAGCAGCAGCATTCATCAACATACTAATACCAGAACTAGTACGGCCTACTCCTGTAACGCCTGTCTGTCCGTGAGAGAAAGAAGGCAAGCCTGTAGACTCGTCTGCTAGCTGTCGTGCCTTGTCAAATAGCTGCAGGTTCTCACCTGACACGTTGGGATACTTAGTACCAAACAATGCTTGGCCTGGCGCACCACCTTGCCTACGGAATACTTTTCCTGGATATAGCTGCATGTCTTGGCCAGGAACTAAGTTAGTTTCGTCAACTTCAAAGATCAGGTTGCCTGACAATACAGCGTTATCCACAGCCATACGCATGAAGCCATTCATAAGAGTTTGAGTATCGTCCATGTTCTCCGCTAAGGCAATGCCAAAGATAGAGTAAGGGTTATGCTCATACGGCACAGCGTAGTAAGGCAAACGTACAGGCTTGAACGGGTTAAGCACTGAACGTATAACACGGTCATTGCAGATCCATATGTTAACTTGCAGTTCATCTGCTGACTCTAACTCTTCTGGTATTTCAATGTCATGTTCTTCGATGGTCTTCATGTCCATCACGCCCCAGTACTCTAGTACCTCAAAGCGATCAACACCTGTGTCTGTCTGGTAGTCTTTTAAATCATCTTCCCAGTACTTCTTAGCGTAGCTCTCACCTTGATTGATAACATCTTCAATGACATCATTACGGAAGAAAGGTCTACGCTTCAAATCACGTAGCTGACTACGATTCATCTTGTGACGTTGAATAGAATACTGACAATCACTAACAGTAGAAGCGTCAGGATCTGGGTACCAGTCCCACACGGATACGTAGGATACTTTAGGTACAGTCTTAGTAACAGGGATATAGTTACCTTCTGCATCCCAGTTAGGGTACTCTTTGTCTACTGCCATTGGGCCTTTCATAATACCAGTGCCAAAAAGTGGCATCTCAAATGCAGCAGAGCGTAATTGCTTAGTTGCTTCTGATTCATCTAGCTGGTCGTGAATCTTCTTCTCCATACGCTTAGCAGCAAGCATAGCAGGATTATAGTTAACAGAAGTGGGCGACCCACCCATGCCTTCTTTAAGATCCTTATCCTCTAGCTTAGCCTCCATTGGCCCTAGCTGTAAAGAAGACTCTGTAGAACCTGCAGGTAATTCTTTACCGTCACCAGCAAATCCATAGGGAGACTCTTCTTCAGCACCCTCTTCCCCCACTGAATCTGCTGGATCATAGTGTACATCTCCTGAGATACCCTCAGGCAACACAGTAGGATCTACAGATAAAGGAAAACGTCCTGCACTGAATAACACATCCGTGATCTGACCATAGGCAGCAAGCACCTTAGTCTTTGTAACCTTAATGAATACACGGGACTTCTCAGCTTCAGTGAACTTAACTGCGTCACTGTATACACCACGATAGTTTCTGTAGTTACGTAACCACTGTTCTTCGTACTGTCTACGTGCAGTCTCCGCTGTACTGAATCGTGTAGTTACTATATCGACTAAACGACTTACATACAGTTTCTCTTCTGACGCTTCTGACACATCATCGAGTGCTGCGGTTTCGCTGCTTAGTTCTGGTATTTGTTCTTCTGCCATTTGTTACTCACAAAATGTTAATTATTAATAACCCATTACTGGGTCAGCTAAATACTGTGCGTTAGGTCGTGCTGTTGCAGGGTCATAATCAAATACACCAAATCTAGGACGGGACATTATTCCATAACGTAGTGCGTCATATAAATGGTCGTGTGCGTAATTAGTGTCTATATCTTCTGCGTTCTTTTTATCTAGTGGTATAATAGGTAACTGAGATATAAGATGATTACAGTTATTAAACATAACCATACGAGGCTGTTCAGTGAAGTCGTCTACCTGTAGCCTTCTGTGTAATTCATTCTTACCTGATATGCGTGTACCCTTTGATCTATCAGAAGGTCGCCATCTGCACCCTCTTACAACCATACGCTCTGCTATGCTTGGGCCAGTGTCTCCACGTTTATGCCAGCATGAAGAGTCTAGTACTCCGTACTGAATACCGCCATCACCTTGTTCTACCTCTAGTATCATATCAGCCAAGTCTTCCGCTAATACTTTCGATACATACATCTCTCTGTATACAATGAGTTGATTATCAGGAGCTACAGCACACCAGACAATTGCGGAATAAGATGAATACCCATAGTCCCCTGCCCTGAACTTAGTCCAGTTATTGGGTATTTCAAAAGGTTCCACCACATGTATATGACGGTTAAATTCAGGAAAAGCTGCACCCTCTGCAATGTCCCAATCTCCCTCCAACAACTGTCTTCGCTGCTGTTCAGGTAGTGAAAGTAAGTTTGCTTCATAATCGCCAGTCTCAGTCAAGTAAGGATTGTCGGATAGCTTGGCAGGAATAAACTTCCTACGGAACAGTGCCTCACCTTCCTTGGAGTGGCCTGATGGATAAACCATTGGGTGACCAGTCTCTGAGTCAGTTGCATCAAAGGCTTCCCCGTATGGGGCAGGATCAATGAACATCTTCTTAACCCAAGCGTGACCACGACCTCCTGGGTTAGTAGATGCCCTCATGTAAATCGGAAGATCAACTGCGGTACTACGTAATCGTGACCTTAGGTAATCCCATGCGTAGGATGTACCCCACTGAGTAAGCTCGTCAAAGCCAACCCATGAGAATGATAAGCCTTGGTAACGAGATACGTCATCGTCCTTATCTAGGTAGGAGAACCATAGCCTACCACCTGATGGTGCAGTCCATGTCATCTTACGCTCTGACCACTTAATGCCAGGAATGATCTTAGGGTATAGCTCCTGAGACTTCCAGATTAACTCTCGTAGTTCCTCTGTAGTGTGACGTAGTATTAAACCTGAGAACTGAGGGTGTGTAATGTATCTCAGTGGATCTGCCAACATTGCGTATGACTTACCACCACCAGCACTACCACCATATAGTACTTCCCTCTCACCAGCAGCCAAGAAGTCTGTCTGTGGCCCTGCGTTAGGTGAGAAGATTATGTTCTGTGCAGCTACGTCCACTTCTTCAAGCTGTACTGCTAGTTGAATAGGGCTAGACAAACCTTCTATCGGCAAAGTTTCTTGCACCTTTGCGGTGGGCTTCGTACTTTTCCGCAATTGCTTTGGCTTTGGCGTACCTTTCGGCCCAGTAGTTTGCGCTTCTAGCTTTAGTCTTGTTTTTCCTGTCACTATCTTGTCTCTTCTTTAGACCCATGTGTGAAATGCTACGGCCTGACTGTGTAGTTAGCCATGCAGATACTTCCCTGTAAGAATACATCCTCAGATGCTTCTTAGCTTGCTCTAGTAGTTCTAGTTCATCAGGTATTGGTATTAGAATATCATTATCATCCTCACATAGGATGTATCCAAAGGGTACTGTTCTACCTATCCGTGGTATTGGAACCCATTCGTATGAGTCCATATCAATGTCAGGTAATTCGTACTCACCTGCACTGGGCATTACCTCCGAATAAGCTAAGTTATCATTCGCTTCCATGTTAGCTTCCTGTATGGGGAAGCAGGGACAGCATAAGCCACTCGTTATAATTATTTTATCTTGGCGTAAGTGTTTAGTGTCCCTGCTAATCTTGTTTAGGCGGTAGTAGC